TGCAATCGCGAGAAACCAGTAGAATCAAAATAGAACTGAGGAAGAAGCAACTTGCTAAAAGAATACAATAAACTTTGGGTGTTTGGCGACAGTTACACTACTCCAGGAGTGTGTGTAAATTCACAAGATAGTTTCTGGGGGTTGATTGCACAACACTTTAAAATAAGTTCTATTAAAAATTGCTCAAAACCGGTTAACAGTTTTGACAGCGTGTGTCACTTATTAATCAGTATGCAAGATCAATATAACTGGGATCATGATTTATTTTTAATTGGAATTCCGCCATTGGAAAGAATCACAGTATTTGATAATTTTAAAGATACTGCATACTTTGGGCACGAGATTGATACTAATACCTGGAAGAGTAATCGTTTCAAAATCCCATACCATCACGGATTGATTGGAATGCAAAATTATGGCAGCGATAAAAAATTAATTATCCACAGCGATAGGTCTTGGGTGGAAACGCAAGCATTGCGAACTATATTTTTATTGACAACCTGGTTGGATTCAAAAAATGCCAATTATCTTATAGTAAATTTATCAAAACCATTTGACAAAGATAACTTGTGGGGGCCAAGTGAATTTGTATTGCCATTTTGTCAAAATCACAGTAGATGCATACTGTTCGAAGATACCTATTACTCTGTAAATGTAAACCTCAACGAGCCAGCAGATTTTAAACAATACGGATGGAATGGACATCATGGACCAGTGGGTAACGCACATTTTTTTGAGAGCAGTATAAAGGACAAATTTTGTTAAAAGAATACGGACTTGACGTTCAGCGGCTATTTTTAGAAATGATGTTGGAAGATGCACAGAGTTATGTGCGTGTTCAAAACATCTACAACCCGCAGAACTTTGACAAGAGCCTGCGAGCCGCGGCTGAGTTCATAAAAGAACATTCAGACAAGCACAAGACCTTGCCTGATCGTACACAGATCTCAGCCACCACAGGCATTAAGCTACAAGCAGTGCCTGATCTTAACGAAGGCCACTTTGATTGGTTCATGGGCGAGTTTGAACAGTTCACCAAGCGTCAAGAACTAGAACGTGCCATTTTAAAAGCCGCAGACATGCTGGAAAAAGGCGACTTTGAGCCTGTGGAAAAACTGATCAAAGACGCAGTACAGATATCTCTGACTCGGGATATGGGCACAGATTACTTTGCAGATCCAGCAGCTCGTATCAACAAGTATTTCAACTCAGGTGGACAAGTGTCAACAGGCTGGCCACAACTGGACAGATTGCTGTATGGTGGGTTCAGTCGCGGTGAACTCAACATCTTTGCAGGAGGATCAGGCTCAGGCAAGAGTCTTGTGATGATGAACATTGCACTGAACTGGTTGCAACAGGGATTGAGTGGTGTGTACATTACACTGGAACTGAGCGAAGAACTCACAAGTTTGCGAACAGATGCTATGTTGACCAACATGAGCACCAAGGACATTCGCCGAGACATTGACACAACAGAACTCAAGGTCAAACTGGTGGCCAAGAAGTCTGGCAATTATCAAGTCAAAGGCTTGCCAGCACAGAGCAACATCAACGACATACGTGCGTATTTGAAAGAGTATCAAATACAAACAGGTCGGCGTGTGGACTTTGTGATGGTTGACTACTTGGACCTGCTGATGCCTGTGAGTGCCAAAGTCAGCCCCAACGACTTGTTTGTGAAAGACAAGTATGTGAGTGAAGAACTGCGCAACTTGGCCAAGGAACTGGGATTCTTGATGGTAACAGCTTCGCAGTTGAATCGATCAGCTGTGGAAGAAATTGAATTTGATCACAGTCATATTTCAGGTGGTATTAGTAAAATCAACACAGCAGACAATGTGTTTGGTATCTTTACAAGTCGTGCCATGAAAGAGCGTGGCAAGTATCAGATACAATGTATGAAGTCTCGAAGCTCGACCGGCGTTGGTCAAAAAATTGATTTGGAGTACAACATTGAAACCATGCGCATTACTGACGAAGGCGGAGAAGATGGAGATGTTTATTCAAAGAAACCATCTGCGTCAATCATGGACTCAATCAAAGCCCGCAGTCAAGTTAGCCCGGCTAGTGGTGAGTCAGACCCTGCTCCATGGAACAGTTCGGACTCAGCACCCAAAGTCACGGCAGATGTTCAGAGTGCAAAACTAAAACTACTGCTGGGCAAAATTAAAACATCATGAACTCTCGTTATTGTCCAAGGATATATCACGGGCTTGTATTGAGTAGCGATACAAATAATGCAGTGAAGTATGCTCCGTGTTGTTTGATGCAGGATTTTACATCAGAATCCTTTGTTAATTTTTATCACGATGACTTAGTCAATTTGCGCGAATTAAATCAACAAAATATACTACCTGAGACACTGTGCCAAGTGTGCATATCTCAAGAAAAAGCCGGCGCACAAAGCATGCGTCAAGGTCTTTTGATAACACACGGAAAACCCACATTTGAACCCAGTGTACAATATCTTGACATCAACATAGATTATGCTTGTAATCTAGCATGTGTAACATGCGGCCCAGAATCAAGCACCACTTGGCGCAATGAACTTGGTATTAAAAATATCTTGATTAGATCAAAAATTGATCAATTTTTAGAAACGAAACTTGAACCATTGGATTTGTCAGAGCTAAAAGAAATCAAAATTTGGGGTGGCGAACCTTTTTTGACAAATACACATATGCAATTGCTTGAGTATGTTACAAGACGTACCGATGCATCAAAAATCAAATTGATGTACAATACCAATGGTACGAGATTAATAGATGATTATACAAAAAAGTTAATTGAAAAATTTAAATTTTGTAGAATCAGTTTTAGCATTGATGCTGTCAACGAACAATTTGAATATTTGCGCTATCCAGCAAAATGGAAAGAAGTAGAAAACAATTTGATGTGGTGGAAAAACAATTTGCCACAGAATGCCATGTTATCAATGACTGTTACTGCTAGTATTTTAAATGTGCTTGAATTAAATTCAGTGTTTGATTGGCAACAAAAAAATTTTTCAAAGTCTATATTTGGAGATGATATTGAAATTAATGTTCATCAAGCCTGGGGAACATACAGTGTAGAATACATGCCAGAAAAAATGGTTACCTACTTTCAAAATATGCAAAACTATTGTCAACCATGGTTGCAAAAATTAGATTTTTTAGGCAATGCATCACATGAAGTTGATAAAGTGGCACAACAATTGCGCATATTGGATCAGCGCCGCAAATTGAATTCTGAAAAAGTCTTTCCGAAGATGTATGCATTTCTTAATTATTAATTAAGTTGCAGTGGTCACAGCAGTCCATGTGCTGGCACCATTGGTGTTGACATACAACCTGTTGTTGGTTGTGGAGCCATCTGTGCGCAAATACAGTGATCCTTGAGCGGCGGTCAATGTGGGTGCACCTGAACCAAAAAATATGCCAAGATTGGCTGTGCTGGACATTTTGTAACCTGCACCTGCTGTGCCTCCTGCTGGAATAGCAGTTCCAGAAAGTATGGTGGCTGCACCCACAGCAGATACTATTGCACTGCTGAGTACATTGCCGCCAGTGATATTGCCCGTGACAGTTATTAAACCTGCAGTATTGACATTGCCACCAGTGACATTGCCTGTGGCTGACATCTGCCCAGTTGTGCGCAAGTTGCCACCTGTGACATTGCCTGTTGCGCTGGTAAAACCACCAGTGAGAATATTGCCACCAGATATGTTGGCTGTGGTTGTGACATTGGCAGTGGTGTTGATGGCACTGAGTATGTTGCCGCTCAAGCTCAGTGTGGTGGAAAGCAAGTTGCCACCGGTGACATTGCCTGTGGCAGACACCAAGCCCACAGTGCGCAAATTACCACCTGTGACATTTCCGGTGGCACTGACCAATCCGCCAGTGAGCAAGTTGCCAGCAGTGACATTGCCTGTGAATGTAGAACCAGTTACCACAATGTTGCCCACAATGTCGCCGGTCACATACAGATTGCCACTAACGCCCACACCGCCGGCCACAATCAACGCACCAGAGCCTGCATTGGTGCTCACAGCAGTGTTGGCAATGGCCACTGTGTTGGTGTAAAAGTTTAATGGTCTAGTAAAATCATAAATGACAATTGTGGTGCCAGCATCAATGGTGCTAAAACCAAATTCAAATACACCAGCAGTGGCAAATGTCAATACACTGGATACTAGTCCTTGTATGGCAGTTGTGCCCTGTGAAACACTCACAGGCAAGGTCATGGTACGACCAGCAGCATCCACAGTCACTCGCAATCGTATCATGCCAAATGTGCCCACTGGCGGCCAAGTGGCAGCAGTAAACGTCAGAATAATATTGCCAGTGATTGCAATAGTCTGATAAGGTCCAGCATTGCAGTCTATGGCAACTGTGCCTGATGTGGCTGCAATGGCAACCACAGTGCCCGACATGCCACGAACTTGGGCATTGTAGATCACATTGTTGGCCATGTTGTTGTCCAAAGTTGTGCCCGTCAGTGCAGCTTTGAACACACCTTTTGACTGCAGTTCAGTAATTTCGTCCTCTGCATATTGAAAATTCTGTTTGATATTAGTAAAATTATCACGCATGCCCTGCGTGTTGTTGCTGACACCTGCAACAGGATATTGGCCGTCTATGTTGTTGGGATTGATCTGACTGGTCATGCTGGTTCCTTGTATGAGATATTTATTGCAACTGCATTTCCGCTAAATAATCCAAAGGCCCTTGAGCAAATGCAAAAGAAAACCAAAAGCATATTGGAAGAACTGGACAGTTTGTACATAGAACGTGATCGCAAAGCCATCATAGAAACTCGCGCCAGCAATCTAATTGAAACTGCCATTCGTTTGCTGGAACAAATTGACGCTGAGTTTTCTGCTGAACAAGCGGAAAATCTTCAGCGCAAACTGCTGAATGCAATACGTCACAGAGACACCAGCAAGTTCTCAAGGAGCGTCAGGAGAACCCATGCAGATCTTTGAACTTACACAACCAGTGAATGAAATTGACTGGGGCGCCACCGCCAAGGCTGTGGGCAATAGAATTTTGCAAGCACCAGTTCGTGCGCTGGGGCAACGAGTTGGGCAGGACTTGTTGCCCCCAGAGGACGACGAAACTCCTAGACAACAGGCCAGAGCTAGTCAAACATATTTTGATGCTGCGGCAAAAATGATAAAATATGGAGTTGACGTCCCAGACATGATAAAGCGACTGGTGGACAAATATGGTGCCACTAGAGATGAAGCCATGACTGCAATAGACAATGCACTAGACTTCATTGAGAATGAAAATCTTCGTTATGGTCCAACGACTGCAACCCAAACACAACAACCAGCATCAACAAATACAAATCAAGCACAATCTTCGGCTGCTGCAACAACACCGCAATCTGCTGCACCTGTAGTACCATCAACACCAGAACAACTACGCATAGCCAAACAACGTGCAGCCGCGGCCAGAGCAGATATTGAAGCAATGCCAGTGGCCCCAGCTGCAACGCCGTTGAGTCAAATGAGTCCTGAACAACAGCGTATCATGAAACAAAAGTTTGCTGGTTCTATGGCACGGGCACAAATGTCTGGCAGTCCAAAACCACCACCCACAAATTATGGCACTACTGTGGGCCCAGCAGTAAAGCCACAGATGACAGCTACTCCTGCATTAAACATGCCGGTGACAAAAACAAATTTGTCAGCACCTTCCAATGTGGTGCCTATCAAACCTGGCATGATGCCAGCCACCACTGCGGCACCGGCAGCGCAAAAACCGACAACTGCTCAACAACAGTCTGACGTAGCACAGGGATTGATAAGTTTAGGGTATAAACCAAAACAAGCTACAGCAATGGCAGCCAAAGTTCCGCCAGGAACACCTGAACAAGATGCTATAAAATTAGCACTTGCAGGTAAACTTAACGAATCCTTGACCTGGAGCCGCAGCTTTGACCCCAGTTCTACGCTATTGAAAAAAATTAGACAACTATGAAAAGCCTACGCACACTATTAGAAGGCGGCAATGTGTTCAAAGATGCCGAAGGCCAACCACTCACAGGCCGCATCAATCAAAGCGATGTGCCTGCCACTGTGGCCTGGCTTGAACAACTAACAGGTCTAGAATTTCCCCGTGATCGTTGGTTGGGATCAACAGGCAAAGCTGCCACATCGGGCGACATGGATCTCGCTGTGGATGTTAATGAAATGACCAAGGATCAACTGGCACAAAAACTCATGCAGTGGATAGCCAGTCACAAACTGCCACCTGCTGAATGGATCAAAAAGGGCGGCGAAGTTCACCTGCGCACACCCATACAAGGACGTCCTGAATTGGGCTATGTGCAAACAGATTTCATGTTCTTTCCCAATTTGGACTGGGGCACATTCTTTTATTCAGGTGGCGAGGATTCAGCCTACAAAGGTATGAACCGCAATGTGTTGATGTCAAGCATTGCTAAACAACTGGGACTCAAAGTGGGCGCCAATGGCATGTTCAGTCGCACCACTAACCAACTTGTAGATGGTGGCATGGATCCTGACTACGTGGCCAAGGCCTTGTTGGGCCCACGTGCCACTCGAGAAAATTTAAAGAATGTAGAAAGCATTTTTGCTGCATTAGCCCGAGACAAAGATAAAGAAGTCAAGGTCAAAGACTTTCGTGAATACTTGACTCGTGAAGGTTTACAACAGCCCGATGCCGTGACAGAAGATGCCGACACCTACTTCTTGGCACGACTGCGTGATAGAATTGTGAACCAAGGCATGCAACCCCTGGTAGAACGTGAGGCAGGCAATCCATATCAAATTTACGAAGCCGATGAAGGCAACGTGGGTGGTAGAGCCAAGGGCATT